CCGGCGATGCTGAAAAATTCATTCGGCATGCATTCAAGCAACATGCTTTCGGCTTTCGGCGATCCCTTCCAAGTATCAAACAGGTCGCCGGCATCAATCAGCGGGACTTTCAAACGTTCGCATTCTGACCTGATAAACATGATCTTCTTTTTCATCGCCGAAAAATAATCGTCTTTCCTGTATTGCGGACTCGTCGATCTTGCATGCAGGTCGGACATCACAATCGCAATTGCTTTTTTCATAACGGTCTCCCGCATTCGGAACAGATTTTGATTTCTGCAAGCTTCGCTTTCAAATTCTGAATATCGATCGCGGAGCTGGCGACCAATTGCAAACATTCTTCCGCGCGGTCGATTGCGACGGCGATGATTCCGTTTGCCTGGTCGATGCCGTCAAGCCTTTCTTCGGCGTTGCGCAGTTCTTCAAGCTTTGTAGCGACATCGGGAACGGGCGAAATTTCGACGCCTTCGATGAATTCGATGCAGCGCTTGACGGCAAAAAGATCGGCGTCGATTTCATCGCGCTTCGATTCAAGCGAAGCCAGTTTCGCAACAGCCGATTCGGCTTCGTCAATCCAACTAAAAGTTTTTTCTTCGGACTCAAGCAAAGCGATGCTTGATGAAAGCGATGTGATTGCGGATTTGTTTTCGCGCGCCTGCGCTTGCGCTGCTTTGATCGCTGCGTCGATCATGTCAAGGTTCATGATTTCGTTCAAGTATTGCCCGGCTTCGCCCGGCGTCATCGAAAGCAGAAAAGGCGCGTCAAGTTGATGCTGAAAATTTGCATCGTGAAAGCGCGTCGCCTGCGTGATCGGTTCCGGTACGCCTTTCCCGAATGCCGTGAACGTTTCCGATCCGTTTCCATTCGGGTCATGAAGAATATATTCGTTTCCCCTGATGCCCTTTGCTCTGACGATAGATTTCACATTATCAATTGAAACAATCACAATCGCTTCTTTCGATGAATGATTTATAAAGCCATCGCCGTTCGGCTTGTTTTCCAAAACAAAGCGCAGCGCGCGAAGAATTGCGGATTTCCCGCAATCGCTTTTGCCGATGATTGCATTGACGCCGCTGCAAAAATTCAGACCGGTGTTTTCATGCGACTGGAATCCTGATATGCCGATTGAATCGATCATGGCATACTCCTTTCATCGGTTGAATTTTTCAGGTCAAAAGCCTTTTGCTGCATTTTGCAAACAGTTTCTTTCGCCGGCCAAATTCGTAAGTATCCAAGCCAAATAGCTTTTGACATTTCTTGCTTTGTCAATGGTACGCTGTTATTTATTTTCGCATTTCTGTGAACATAAACGCGCAAAACATCTTGATAAAAATCAACGTATAATATTCCAGCATGCTCCGGTATTAATTCAATGACTTTGTGAAGAATCATTGATTTTGGAACGGCATAATAAAACTGTTTTATTCTATTTCTCCTGTCACGATGTTGATGCAGTTTTTCGAAATCTTTTTTCATATCGGAAACAGATATTTTTATTTCTATTTCTGTCATATATCCGGCTTCTGATATCACAAGCAAATCGCATTCATGAATCCATAAACCATTACTGATATTCGGGACGATGATGTTTCGCCAATATTGAAAATGCTTTGCAAGCGCGACTTCAATATCGCGCGCCGTTATTTGCTTTCGTTTTTTGCAATGCCGGCCTGGTTCATTTGATTCAAGCATCGTCGCCATCACAGTGCATTCCTTTCTTTCATCATGCCATAAAACGCAATGAGAAATGCTTCGGCCTTGCCATCAAGCAACCGACCGCGCGGCGTTCTGAATTCAATTCTCGGTTCAAGCGATTCTGCCCGGGCAACAGCGGCTTCTTTTTCTTTCGGCAGGTTCAGCGCCTTTTTCCAAATGCCCGGTCTGACGAGTTTGATTTCGATGCCGCGAATTTCAAGCGCGGCAAGTATCTTTCCAAAGCCGACGCCGTAGTTGAACACGCTGACAACGCCTTGCTTCGGCATCGCTTGGGCGTGTTCAACATATGCGATCATCTCGCCGGAATAACAGCACAGCCAATTATAAAATTGGCTTGCGCTGATGCCGTCTTCAACAGTCACCGGCATTAAAAAGCAATCGGTGTTGTTCCCGTTTCCATAGCGCAGGAACGTGACGCCGCCTTTCAAGCCCGGATCAATTCCGACGATGACCATCAGAAACGCTTCTTTCTGTCGTTGCTGCTGACGCGCTGGTCGATCGCTTCCCATTCGCTGCAAACGCGATCGGCAAGTTCTGATTCGAGATTGTTTTCTTCGACATGCGCGATCATTTGCCGGCGGCTCAATTTCTTGCCGTTAAATTCAAACAGTTTGTCCTTTTTCAACTTGCCTTGCGGCGTTCGCGCGTCGCTGACATAGCAAAGATTCGAAGCAACATTGTCGAAGCCGTAATCGAAAACGACATCGACAAAGCATTCGCGGAAAGGCAGGCCGACCTTGTTCTTTGATGTTCGCGCCTTGACTGTGATGCCGGTTGCGCGATCGAGTTTGAAATGCTTCTCGGCTTCGGCGAGCCAGCAAATTATCGCCGCATAAAAATCAAGCGCCTTGCCGCCGCACCGTTCATACTTCGGGCCGGGGAACATCGAAATTCTTGTGCGAACCTGGCTGACGATGACAAGAAGGCAGTTCGAATTTTTGATCGGGTTCGCCATCGTTCGGAAAAATCTGGAAAGGTATTTCTGTTTGTCCATACCATATGTCCCTTTTTTCTTCTTGTCGTCTTTCCCTTCGTCGTCGCCATCGTCATCGGCGGCAGCTTTATGCGATTCCTTCACGAACTTCATTTCGCTTTCAGACGAAAGCGCATCGAGCGAATCGACGATGTAGATCAAATACTGGCCCGGCTTCGTTGCCGCGATTTCCTTGTTCAAGTTCGTATCGAAATCCTCGATCGTTTCGCTTGCTTGATGGATCGGCGCGCCGGCCTTGTCGGTCGGAATCATTTCGAAGCCGTACATCTTTTCTGTATCGAAACTGAAACCGGCTTCGCAATCGTCATATCGGAAGCGCAGTTTATTACCGAATTTCCTGCGCGCGCTGGCAATCAGTTCGCAGCAGAAAAGCGTTTTGCCGGAACTGTTGTCGCCAACGAGATTGACGATCTTGCCGACCGGATACCCGCCGCCAAAACATTTGTCGAGCAGGGTCGAGCCGGTCGGAATCCATTCAATCAGTTCTTTGCCCGGCTTCGCTGCCTTCGATTCAGTCGCAATCGCGGATGCAAGATCGGCACTTGATTTTGTCGCTTTATTTGAAACCGCTTTTTTGGAAACCTTTGCGGCAGTTTTCTTTTTGATCGCCATGTTTTGCCTTCTTTATGGGTTGCAGATAGGTGAATAGAAGCCCGTCAAACGCTTAAAAAAGGCCCGTGGCTGCATTTGAAAGCCAGTCACGGGCATTTTCTCAGCCGTCCGAAACTTTTTTCAGCGCCGGCCATTTCTTCGAAGCGTAAAGCGCGCGGCGAATAATCGTTCCGACATCGCAATCGGTTTTCGCCGCATCATCCTGAAGCTGCTTGATATCCTTCGCCGGCATCTTCACGGCGACGGTTTTCCAGTCCTTGCCGATGACATGCGCATTCGGCTTCGGCTTGCGTCCGGGCTTTCCCTTCGGGCCATCGAAAAACGTTTTCTTTTCCGGGACGGACTTCTTTGCAGCGGGAATCTTTTCAGCCATTTGTTCAACCTTTCATTGATCGTATTCGAAAATGCGTTACATGCATTTCTTCCATTTGGTACAGTCGTTGCATTCTTCGAAGTTGTCGTAATCTTCGCCGAACTTGTGACCATGCGGGCACTCGTTTTCGTCGTCATCCTGCTTTTTCGCAGAAGTCTTTTTCGAAGCCGATTTCTTTGCAGCCGGCTTTTCTTCGATCGGATCATCGTCGTCGACCAGCGCGTTGTCGTCATCTTCTTCGACAGGCTTCTTGCTGGAATTCTTTTTCGCGGAAGCAACGGGCTTTGCATCGTCGTCATCGTCGTTGACTGCATCGGGATCATCCGCTTCGATTCCGTCGCCAAAATAAACGGCGCTGATCTGATCATACGAAAGCAAATTCAGCAGGTCGTCCAGGCAGAACGCTTCTTTCGCAAAGCGCTCGGGGTATGCCTTCGCGCGATCTTCGAACGAAAACGACTTGAACTTGAAATATTTCCCGCCACCGAGCGATTCTTCCGTTGCCCGGAAAACAACTGTCTTGCCTTCATCCAGCGAAAAGAAATCGATCATATCGCCTTCACCCTGGGAAAGCGCTTCGTCGAGCAGTTCCTTTTCGAAAAAGAAATGCGAGACATCGAAAACAAGGATCTTCTTGTCGTTCTTCATTACGTCGACGAAATTGTATGCGACGCGACGTTTCGGCATCAAATCCTTGTAGTCATCCCAATCCTTGCCTTCGTCTTTCATGCGTTCGATTTCTTCGCAAATCGGGCATGGCTTGTGATAATTCTTCGCCGGGCAAATGATGTTGTCGTGATTCAGGCCGATGTTCCGGTGCGCCCAATAATCGAGAACATAAACGGGATCGCCGGGATTGTTGCCTTTGTCGGGATTGTTCTTGCTCGCCAAATACGGGATGATGTCAATCTTGTTCTTCCCGGCGACAGGCTTGAAAAGTTTGTCCTTCTGAATGTTCAAGCAGGGGATTCCACCGCCGCCAGAATCTTTCGTTTCGGCCTGATGCTTCGCCTGCCGTTTCAACTTTTCCCTCATGTCCATTTCATTTTCCTTCTTTCGACATTTTTGCTTTCAGTTTTTCTTTCGCAAGATTTGATTTCGCATTCGTGACGCCTT